ACTGGATCTACACCCATGCCGATGTAATCAACGCATTTCCATAAAAGCACTACAAGTGAATGTGATGTATCATGTTCGCTAAAATCAGTGCATAAGTGCTTGTAACCCCCTGCATTGATGTATGAGCCTATGCTTTTAGCAAACCTTTGTCCTATATTCATATCGGATTCGTTGGTTGCATATATTGCTGTGAATCCTTTGGTTTCTGGTGTTGCCATCACTTTGTTCAATTCTTGATTTATAAATCTTGTGTATGCTGCGAAATAAAGCGTTAGATGTTTATTCCATGACGTAACACCTTGACCCGCTTTATATGTACTTTTAAAGTCTATAGGGTTTTGATCGCCTTCACCTCTTTTAAAGTTGTTCAAATACTTGAGTAGTTCATTAACCTTATAACAATTACCTTCCTTTTTGCGATGTTCATAGAGTTTTGCTCCTTTAATCGGGGTGGCTTGAAATTTAGGTTGATCTTTCATGAAGCACTCTATTCCCATTTTGAAATCTTCAGCTAAATGTTTGATGCTATTCCAGGTTTTTGCGTCAAATGATTTTTCATTTAGTGATTTGATATATTCATTAGCGTGATAATTGATTTCTTCGACGCTTGGTGACATGGCTTCATAATATTCCTCTATATCATTGAATCTCGTGAACTTTATGAATCCATTTTGAAGAACTCTAATGGGTCCTAAAAGAAGTTTGAATGCTTTTTCTTTACGATGATCCGCTAACTGTGCGTACCTAGTTATGCCAGTTTGTAATGTTTTGAGTTTATCTTTAATGTTGTAGTAACGAACATATGAGCGTTGTGCTAATCTGTGCCCATACTTCTGTAATCTTGGTTGTATGATATACCCGTTACTAATTCTAATTTTGGCTTTATTGGTTTGACCTGCGAAATTGAACTTAGGTATGCTAGGTAAAGCTGCATCCCGGGCTTCAATTATCATCTCGCCATCTGCACTCAAACCATTTCTTATCAAAATATCTTCAACTTGTGATATATCCACACTAAAATTATCATCAGCAAAATCCATGACGGTGTCCATTCGATCTTTAGTTGGTTTCATGTGAATATCAGTAAATGTGTGTACATTGGCCAATTGTAATTGTACATCTATCAAACCACCCATGTAGTTCAAATAACGTTTACCGACTTCATCATCATCTGTTGTTATTATTTTAAGCTCTTCCTTGTGTCTAGTCATCGCCACATAAGTATACTCATAATCTTCTATAAGATTATTCTTGATTATATCGCCATTTATGTACAGTATGACTTTATCATAAGTGCTACCTTGCGATTCATGAATGGTTGATGCAAGATGGTGATCCTGTTTGAATTCATGTTTGTTCTTCTGTTCTAAACTTATGAAATGATACTTATTTTTCTTACAATAATGTTGTATTTGGCTTAAATCTTTAACTGTATTAAATGTAACTTTGTCCTCCTTATCTGAAGTAATATCACAAGGAAAATGACCTTTGCAAATTTGATTGATTAATTTGCAAGTTTGTTTACCAAATCTCAGAGTTTTACTGTTTTTCCAAGGTATTTTATAACTCATCAAATCATCATGTGTGAAGGTTTTGGAGAAATTCTTCAACATAATTTGATAAGGATCACCCATAAGTGTTACACTATTGTAACCTCCTATAAGTGTTAGGAGATAAAAGTAACCTTTGGGTAATAAAGTGTATTCGTCCATATATAATTTGTCGAATGTTGCACCCTCTAATAATTTGAGAAGGAAAACTTCATGTGTATATTTCTTGCCATCCTTCTCATTGAAAGTGCCTGTAACACGACTAAGTGGTGCTATGTAAGCATCTAATGCATTTAATTTAATGTCCTTGGTTTTACCACAACCTGCACATCCTGATTTAACATAATAACTTAAATTGTATTCAGGTGTATCCAATGCCATATCAATATATTCCAAAATTGGTTTATGTATTTTGTTGTTGGCATCTAACGATTTCTTATAATTCATGAGGTGTGCATAGTTAACGCCAAATGTTAATGTACTTTCATCCTCTTGTCTTGATGGATTTATTATTTCTTCCACCACTTGTGTAACGTCACTTATATTATGATCATGATTTCTATCTATGTCGAATCTGATGTAATATTCGCTGTTATTAATTTTCGATTCATCTGGTTTAATAATGTTCAATGTACCACCTAGCTTATTTATACTTTTGATTATAACGCTTGTGGCTTCATGTTGTAAACCAAACATTTTGATTATTATAGTTTGGAAACTGTTACCTATATTTTTGATGAAAGTCGCATAGTTGTGTTTTTCTTTGTCATAGGTATATTCATCACCTATATCAATTATGCATATATCACCTGTTGGTATAACATGAGCTAAACTCTTGTATTCCATGTGATTTTTGCATTTATAACCAATTGCCAAATGGTCTTTACCTGTATAATGGTAACCCGTGAAATTGAATCCTTGTTCATCACACCATTTTGCTAAATGCCCTGGTGAATATGACATCTCTACAATTCTTTTCTTGTAATCATCATAACATAACATTCTTTTTAACTTGTTGACAACACGATCCGTGTAATTTTTATCTTTGGGTAAATTTTTCCACAATTCAACATCGGGTGTGATCTGTTCTATTTCAACTGGTGTATGTGTATGACATGTTACTCCACCGCCACGCATGTGCGCTGTGACGTGTTCATCTATAGAACGTTGTGACATGTGGGTCATTATCATATTGCATTGTAAACACCTCAAATCATCATCTATTTTGTCCAACATATCCGATATGGTTTCACCCACATCTTGATACAAGTTTATATCTTGCATCAAATTAGTTAGCTGTTTGGTTGATTTGTTTATGCTATCTTCTAGAATTTTATCCCTGATAGGCATCGTGGTATGTTGTTCATCAGTATTTTCAATTTCTTTGATTAACTGTTTTCTATTGATATTCCTGAGTTTATCAAAATCTTTTGAATTGTTCGACACAAAAACATATCGATAATCTTCAAATACTTTCAAATTTTCATGCGATAAACCGAAAATACCTGTTCCTACAAATGGCATGTAAATGTTATCGTTAGCTGCAAAACGCAGCAATTCTTCGTTCATAAGGCCATAATTTTGTGTCGTATTAGCATTGGCTAGCGGATTTAAAAGTGCTAATTTAATGCCTTCAAATGTTTGGGTCGTGATTGGTTCATCACTTGGTGTATCATCATATCCATCAAACATCATTCGGAAAGCTTTAGCTTGACCACCTAAATCATGTCTTTTCGAGTTAGCTGCATTGCAGTAAACGTAACCTTCTTCAATTTCTAGATCTTGATAATTTGCCAAAATTGCATTAATGCAAAGGCAATCACAATTAACGATTGTGTAATGTCCATTTTTTAACATGATACCTACATGTTTTGGATCATTATTTATCTTTCTTGATAGGTGTACCATTTTTCCTTCGTTGTACATATGTATGACGTAGTTCACCTTCATTAATTCAAGTTCATCTGCTAATGCAAAAATATCCATCCAGTCGCCTGATCCTTGTATTTCGTGATCTGGTTTTATGTATTTTAGTAAATGTTCACCACACTTTCCATCAGCTGGTGGATTATATATTATTTCATGAGATTCAACGTATTCTATTTCCTTCTTTGGTTTACCTCCGGGTTCTTTCGAATTAGGGTCCGACGAGACAGTGTCATTGCTAGCAATAAGCTCGACTGTATCTGTAGATTGCTTTACGTTCTCATATTTATATTCAATTTTATGATTGTATTTACGTGTGGTTGTGAATGGTGCGAATGTTACTCCACGTGATTTGTATGTTCTCAATGGTAATGCTGATAAGCATCTAAATTCATTGTTGTCCAATCTTATATCCACGTCTGTGGTGTAGAGTTTAGTTTTGATACGATTGTAATTGTAAAATGGATTCATCGTGTGTTTGATGTGTACAAACATTTCATGGAAGAATTTCGCGACGTCGCGACCATTATATTTCATTTCTTTAAAGAAACTACTGATTATTTGTGATCGATCTTGTCTATTTGCTGCTCCTATTAAAAATATCGAAATGGCAATTTGTGGCCACAATGTTAGAGCTGCAACGAAACCTTCCCAAATTATAGCATTTTGAAAAGTAATTGTTGTTACTAAAGCTTGACAAAAAGCTATAAACGCGTTGTACCCAAATTTATTATCATCTTGACGTGAACAAAATCCAATGGCCTTGTCGTAAAATTGTCGTGGTACAATGAGCGTTTCATACCCCATTGTTTTGTCGTATTCAAGCATTACCAATCGATGTAGATTTGGTATGACGCACCATTGTTGATATACGTGTTCATATACGTTTTCCCTTTCCACGTAAAATGGTTGTGTTTTGAAATAGCTCAAATAGTATGTAGGTTTTACTGTTCTGTGACAAACTAATTTGAGTCGGTGATATATGCCCCATGATCTGTCAATTTCGACTGTAACTGCATATTCACCATCTGTTATGACCGTATTTGTCATATAATCCATTAAGTTCTTTTTGTCATGTGTGTACATAAATGAACTGTCACCATAAGAGAATTTAGATAATGTTTTCTTCTTAAGCATTCCTACGTAAACATCTTCTTCGGTGTAACGTACTCCATATGCTGATTGTGTGACATAAGATAATCTTGGTTCCATGATATCGGGTGGTAAAAACATGTAATGGTATAAAATGTTTAAACCATGTTTCTTCATTATTTTGAGGTTGTCAGCAAAAGGTATGTCATAGGCCACATCAACAGAGTAACCTACCATAGCTTGATAGTCACAATGTTGAGCACCTTTGGTACATAAACAATTTGAACGATTATTGCTAGCTTCAATGAGCTGCAATCCTGTCATATTTTGTTTGAATAGATATTGATTTGTACCTGTTTGTGTGTATCGTGAACGTGTTCTTAAGTCATCTATTTTAATACAATGATGACTTGCTATTGTCTTTTCACGATGTGCTGATCCTATTTCCAAGATGTTAAATTGCTTACCTGTTTTAACCTTCAATGATTTTTCTATATCATTATATGCTTCCCTGTTAAGTGTTGCTTGGACTGGATGAGGATTCCAAGTTAAATTGATCGCTGGTTTTACAATGCGATTCGGGAAGTAACGGCCTATCATCTCAAGTTGCTCAGTCGTGGTGTAAAATTGCACCTGAATGGCATCTTTAACTGCATGAAGCAAACAATTGTGGGCTTCTTCAGTTCTGACGGATAGGACTTGATCTCCTCTGAACGGCGGTATAACTGTCGTCGACATTGGAAATTATACGCGG